GTCGTGTGCGGAATCGCGAGGTGCGTGCCGATCGCGAGCAGGTAGTCGCACTCCTGCACGGCCTTGTTTGCGCCGCCCTGCCCGCACATGCCGATGATTCCGGTGTTCAGCGGATGGTCGGTCGGCGCGAGGTCGGCGCCAGTCCACGTCGTTACGAACGGGACTTGCCAGTGCTCGATGCACTCACGGAAGCGCTTCTGCTCGCCCGCGAGTCGGATGCCGTTGCCAGCGACGACCAGCGGCCGTTTCATGGCATCTGCTCCCACGAGACGTTCACGGGTACGTCGAGCCATACCGGGCCGGGGCGCCCGCGGCGGCTTTCCGCGTAGGCGGCCTCGAACGCCCCCTTAACGGCGCCGGGGTCGGCGACGAAGATCGCCATCTTCGACCAATTGCAGGTCACGTCCGTGATCGCGCACTCCTGCGTGCCGACCTGCCTGACTGGCTTGCCGTAGCTCGTGTGCTCGCGCCGGCACTGGCCGGAGATGAACATCATCGGGATATGGTCCTGCCACGCGCCGAGCAGTCCGGTGAGCGTGTTGGCAGCACCTGGCCCGGTGGTGGCGATGCAGGCCCCGTAGCCGCGCACGCGGGCGTAGCCGCCTGCCGCGAACGCGGCGCCCTGCTCGTGGTGACAGAAAATCGGCCTCGGGCCGACGCTCCTGCAGGAGTCCAGGAGATGCGTGACCGCGCCGCCCTGCACTCCGAAAACGTATTCCAGGCCCTTCGACTTCAGGAACTCCGCGATCCAGTCGCTTACCTTCACCTACCCTCCGTCGCCCTTGCGTTGGCGTCACGTTTCGCCCGAAACCCGGCGGCGGTTACGCGCTTCCTGCGGTTGCCGTGTTGGCCGCTGTGATCTGCGCGGTATCGATCGTGGCTTGCTTGTTGATCTCAGCGACTTCGATCTTGGTTCTCGCCTCCAGCAACGCCTCCCAGCGCTTGAACTCCGCGTCGCGGCGCGCCTCGTTGGCGTCGAACCTCGCCTGCATTTGTGCTTCGCGCGCGTTGGAATCGGCCTCCATCCGAATGCGCATCTGCTCAAGCCTTTCCTCGCTCTGAAGCTTCGCCTGCGCCTCGGCCTGGCTGAGCCGTAGCTGCTGGTTCTCTTCCGAGACTTTCTTGACCTGCTCCTGCGAGGCCTGCAACTGCTTGCCGACCTGCTCCATCTGCTTCTGCGCTTCTGGCGGCATCGCGGGCCGCTCCTTCATCATCTTCAGAATCTTGTCCTTGTTGCCAAGCGGGCTGGACATGATCACGGCCTCGGGCGGCAGCGGGAATCCGGACTTCACCATCTCCGCCATCGCCTGGAAGTCCTCGACCTCCTGCGTCACCGTGTCCGGCGCGTCGTCCATGACGATGTCGACATCCAACTGCGCGATGTCGTTGTGCGTGTCGACGATGTCTTTCATCGCCGGATCGGCCGCGATCTGCTGTTGCAGCGCCGCGAGCTGTTCGGGCGGCATGCCGGACGCCTTCGCCTGCTCCAGCGCCTGCTCGCCGCGGGTCATCGGCTTATTCAGGCCGACCCACTTCAGGTTCTGCTCGTCGTCCGTGACGCGGATCCACTTCTCAGCCTTCCAGTACTGCTTTATGCGGTTCCAGACCTTGCGGTACACGCGGATGTCGAGGTGCTTCAGCACCGCGAACATCGGCGCGAGCTCGGTCTGCGCGGCCTGCGAGCGAGCGCGCAGCGCGACTCCTGATACCGCGTGCAGATCCTTGCCGCCGGCCGCCGCGTTGTAGCCGACCGCGTCGATTTCCTGCTTTGCTTCGGTGAGCAACTGGAACTGTCCGGCCGCCATGTCGCCTGTCGGCAGGACGCCGAAATCCTTGTTCAACTCGCCGAACGCGAACTCGACGTGCCCGTCAGGCTTCGCCAGCTCCGCGCGAGCCTTGTTGACATCCGCGACCGATCCAGCCGTGCCGAAAGTCTGCCGCACGCTCAAGAGATGCAGCGCCTTCGAGCGGCGCTTGTTGATCTCGTCCTGCACGTCAAGGTACTGGCGCGCCGAGCCGTAGCGCAGGCCGTCGCGATCGACGAAGAGACTCGCAAATTCGTAGGGGTCTTCTGTCTCGCCTTCCTCGTTGATGTAGGGCGACTTCTGCGGCTTCTTCAGGTACCCGCCGCGCGTGAAGCAGCAGTACCAGATATCGCCGTCAGTCTTGCGGTAGTACAGCTCGACGATCTTTACGCGGTTCCGCGAGTTGTCCATCCACCGCGGCTTGTCGTCGTAGGTGGTCGAGCCGTGCTGCATGTTCTCGAGCACGTCTTCGCCGTCAGGACAGAGCGCGCACGCCTCGTCGTAGTCCATCCACACGACCTGGCCCTTGTAGCGCGGGTTGTCGCTGAACGATTTCGAGCGCGAATGCGGATCGTAGATCAGCCGATCCCACATGATCGGCCGGATGATGATCTTAAATTGCTTCTTGTCCTTCTTGTCCGGCTTGACGATCACTTCGATGCCGCCGGTGCCCTCGATCAGCAGGTTCTCCCATGTCGCCGAGCGCGTCTGCTCGTAGAAGTTGTCCTGCAGGCAGTAGCGCACAGATTCGGTCGCCGCCTGCGCGCCCTTCTCGTGCTTCGGCGTGCGCGGGTAGGCTTTCGCCGTCGTCCTGTTCGCGCTTTCCATCCCCATCAGGCCGTCCATCTTCGGCTTGATGCGGTTGATCACGGTCGCGGCCTGCTTCTGCGTCTTCAGTTTCCTGACCTCGGCATCCGTCCACTGCGCCGAGTCGTAGTACGAACGGCATTTCTCGGACAGCGCGCGGCCGTCGACCGTCGCGTCATCGGCTTCGTTCACCCACTTTATGAGCGTGCCGTGCGTGATCTCGCCGTCGTCCTCCGTGCTGGAGGGCGGGATGTCGACGTGCTGCGCGCCGCCGCCTTCGGACTTGTCGCTTTTCTTTTTCTTCGGTGCCTTGGCGTAGGCCACTACGCGGTCCTCCAGGTGTCTTCGGTCTTCTCTTCAAATCCGCGCCAGTCGCGCTTCACTTCGGCTTTCTTCTTCACGACCTGCATCCAGGAACGGCTCATCGCGGCGTAGCGCGCATCGTCGTAGGCGTGGTCTTCCTGGTCCGTGTCCACGTCCTCGGGGTTGCCTTCGTCCATCACGATGTCCGGCATCGTTCGCCAGAAGCCGTCGTGGCAATTCTTGGTCGCGTAGAGCATCGGGCCGTCCTCATCGCCCGCAATGCGCTGGCGAAGCTGCAGGTAGCCCGCGATCCGCGAGTTGTCCGCGCGACGCAGGATGACCCCCTGCTTGATCATCATCTCGGCGTGCGACGGCCCCCCGTCGACCTTCCACATCGACGGATCCGCGGCGCGGTAGACCATCTTTCGGCCGCGCTCGCGCGACTTGATGAGCGCCGCCACTTCCTCCGGCTCCTGGCGCAGGCCCTCGTTCGGCTTGCCGTTCCAGCCGTAGATTTCGTTGAAGCGAATCAGCGCGCCCTTGCGGTAGCTCCGCCCATCGGGCAGGTCGTTCCCGTTCGAGACGGTCCACATGCCGTAGCTGAACGGCTTACTCGAGCCCCAGTCGAGGGAGCCGAAGCAGGCCCAGTCCTCCGGAGGGTCGAACGGCTCGATGCAGTGAACCTCGCGCCGCAGCTTCTCGAAGGCCTGCCCCGCGACGATGTCCCAGTCGCCATCGAGCATCGCGCGCACGAGGTTGTCCGTTCCGAGGCCCCGCAGCCGGTTCGCGTAGGACGGGTCATCGCGCGTGAGGTACGGGTTATCCGAGAGCCGCGCCGGGATGAACTGGCGCAGCATCCCGCCCTCCTCATCGCTCGCGCGCCAGATTTCGTTCGCGGGCTTGGGCGCGATGAACGTGCGCTTAACCCATGCGTGGCCGATGCTCCCAGGGTTCGACGCCGCCTCTATCCGCGGCAGCTTCGAGCGGTATTTCTCCGGCACGGTGAGCCCGGCGATGCGAACGCGCGAGCGCAGGAACCGATACTGGTACTCGCTGAAGTGCGTCAGCTCGTCGATGATGAGGACATGGATCTCGGCGCCGCGGTACTTCTCCACGTCGTTCTCGGAGTCGCAGTAGCACAGGTGCAGCACGCTGCCGTTCCAGAACTCGAACTCGTTCTCGACCGCCCGGTACTTCACGTGCCCGGTCGCGGTATACGGCTCGAGCATCACGTGCAGCGATGTCGGGCCGCGCAGGTGGTTGTCGCGCAGGTCGGGCAGCGTGCGCCGGAAGAGATACACCTGGATTCCCGGCACCTCCGCGCACCACCGGATGGCGGAGGCTCGCTTGACGTAGGATTTCCCCCCGCCGGCAGCCCCCCCGTACAGCACCTCGGTCGCCTGCGTCTGGAAGTCCGCCCCCTGCTTCGGCTCGAGCTTCAGGCGCTGCGCGGGCGCGTTCAAATGATCAACCCCGCCGCCGTCTGCGCCTTCTCCGGCAGGACATCCACGTCCTCGGCCTCGATCACGCGCGCCGCGGGCGCTTCATCACCGGCGATCTCGATCACCAGCACCGGCATCACGCCGCTGTGCTTGTGCTCGACCTTCGGTGAATACCGCGCGCCGTCCCAGTGGGCCGCCAACCGCAGATAGCGATCGGTCTGGAACTTCAGCAACTTCACCGTATCGGCCGTCGCCGCGTTCGTGAGCTCGAGCACCTTGTGCCCCAGGCTCGCGCCCAGCACCTTCAGCGCCGCGTCATACGTCCCGGCGTGCTCGGTCGTGAACCACTCCACGAACCGCCCCCGCGGCAGCGCCCACAGCTTCGCGATCTCATCGAGGGTCTTGGGCTGATCGGCATCCGTCAGGAGACGGAACACCTCGGCCGGCGCATCCGCGTCCGCCTTCACTCCCGCCAGGCGCGCCATCGGCCCCGGATCGCGTACAGCGACGCTCGTCATGGCTCAACCCGGAGCGGCGAATCGATCTTCTCGTAACCGATGACCCGCCCTATCCCCTCGAACACCGGGAGATAGCTGTACGCGCACACAGCGCGCGGGTGCAGGTCGTAGGCGCCCTTGCAGTGCCTGCAGACGTACTTCGTCGCCTGAACCTCGCGGCGAGAACGCCCCCCTGTGCTCAACCCCGCACCCCCACCATCGCGGTCGAGGGCGTCACACTCGGGTTCGGATTCGCCACGCGCGCGGCGTTCAGAATCTCGGCCAGCGTCCCGCGCACCGGCACCGCAGGCGGCATGCCACGCAACCGCGCCAGCAGGTCAGCCAGCGCACCCAGCTCCGGCGGATGAACTAGCCCGGCTGCCAATCAGAATCCCATGCGCACAACCTCATGGGCAGGGGATTCATACACGCTTTTTTCTAGATGGGGATATATCCCTGCAGCGACGCCCCCTTGAGCGTGCCTATTGAGGAATACCCCCCCCTGGTCAACGGCATGGCCGTGAAGATCCACCAGCTCGAGCGCGATTTTTTGTACGACTGCTATATCAGGCGGGAACCAACTACGTGTTGGTTCAATGGCATACGCGTTGCGATCCATGAAGATCAGCCAAGAACACACAGTTTGTTGCTAGATAGCAACAGTCTTTCGGAGCTGCGCCGAGCCACAGTGGCGCAGGTGGCGCAGGCTTTCAGATCGTCGATTGGTCAACGGCTAAAGAATCCGAGTGGCGCAGAGTGGCGCAAGTGGCGCAGTACCTGATCTCCTTCGTGTGCGTGCGCGCGTGCTTATCTCTGGTAGATGCGCCACCTGCGCCACTTTCGGAGTTTTCTTACGGCAACTGGGCGCTGAGCTTGAGATTCAGGCCCTTCATCATGCGCATTCCGCCAGTTCCCTTGCGGGTTTGAAAGCCTCGCTCGAGCAGCGCATTGGTCCAGGCGCGGCGGCTGAAGGGGTGATCGCCCTGCTTTTCGCACCAGTCTCTGTAGTTTCTATACAACGCTGCACCATCCGAATCGCGCTCGCGCTCGCAGCACTCATCGAGCCACGAGCCCATCGTGTCCTCGAGTTCGAGGTACTGATCGGTGCTGTCGGCGATGCGCTCAGGGAGGCCCAGACCAGCGTCCTGCCACTCGAGACAGCCTTCGATCAACCAGTGCAGGATTTGCGGCCACTCGGCGCGCAGCTTCGCATCGAGCTGGTTGTCGCGGTCCTCGTCGGCCACAGGATGCTCGAACGGGATGACCATCATGCGGCGGCGGATCGCCTTGTCGGTGGTGGCCAGGCGCGGGCGATGGTTCGCGGCCACGATGATCTTGCCGGTCATGCTGAAGCTGAAATTGTCCTGGCTGATGAATCGCGCCGTGATCTGGCTGCCGCCGGTGATCCACTTGAGCTTGCCTTCGTCCCACTTCGCGCCGGCCGATGGTTCCTCCGAGGTGATCAGGCGCTTCTTGTAGAAGGCGGCGAGCTCGGTGGTATGGCGGTCGTTGCGCGACTCCATGAAGGTGCTGATTGGCGCCTCGTAGTGGTAGGAGCGGAACTTGTTCGAGGTTCCATCGTGCGGACTGCCGAGGATGCCTGAAATGGCCCGCAGAATCGTGCCCTTGCCGGACTGGGCCTGGCCGTAGAAGAAGGCCATGCACTGCTCGCGGCTGTCGCCACAGAGGGAGTAGCCGAGGTAGCGGCGCAGGAACCCGATCACGTCGGCATCGCCGCCCATCCACTGGCTGAGCATCTGGAGCCACAGCGTGGGCTCGCCGCGGGCCGGCGCCACGCTGCAGCGCATCGTAACGTGCTGCTCGCGCGCGGACTCGACGAGTTTCCCGGTCTGGAGATCGACCACGCCGCTAGGCACACCGAGCGCCCACGGATCGGCATCCCAGATTTCAGGCTCGGCGCGGATCCGCTTGTCGGTGCCGGCGAGGATGAGGGCTGAATAGATGGGGGTTTTGCGCCCGAGCAGCGCTCGCTTGGACGAGGGCGTGAGCGTGCGGGCTTCCTCCTGATCCTGCGCCTCGACGAAAAGCTGCCGCATGGGCTCGACGCGGCTGTCGGTGCGGTCCTCCATCCAGGCCTCACCGTCCCAGTTGAACCACTTGCCCCAAGCGCGTACGCAGCGCCAGTTCTCGCCGTGGATGTCCGCGAAGTGCTGGGCGAATGCGGTCTCGGACAGCGCGATCGGCGCCGGCTCGGCCTCGGCTTCTGGTGCGAGGGCAGTATTGCCGTCCACGGACACAAGCTGCGGCCGTTGGCGCTTCTGCTGCGCCGGCTTGACCGTCAGGGTAGCCTCGGGCGGGAACTCGGCCGGCGGCATCTCCTGCGGTTCGGGGGGCTGCTCAACGGCTGGCGGTTCGTAGTCCTTGGTGCGCGCCTTGGCCCACGCGATGAACTCGTCCGCGGTGCCTTCCCAGTCCTCGGGCGACCAGTCGACGGGCTGCCCGTCCGTATCGGTCCAGCGCAGCTTGCAGCCGATCTCGAGGAGGCGCGCGGCGATGCTGTGCATGTCCTGGCGCGCGTCCGGGGTCGCGTCGGGGATAAGCAGCCCTTGACGGCCGACCAGCGCAGAGAGGTCCGCATCGCGCCACGCGCCGGGGTATTCAGGCCATGTCGTGGCGATGTAATGCTGCCCGATGAGGCGATGCGCGGCCTCGGCGCCCCGCTCGCTCGAGACCATGACGAAGGGCGCGCCTGGCTTCGCTGCGAGTTCGAAACGCCGGTAGAGGCCAGTTTCCTGCGGGATGGCGCTCATATCGGCGGCCGGGCGTCCATGGCGTCATCGCGGCGGTGATCGGCAAGGTTGGCGTAGATTTCCTCGTTCGCGGCGCGTTGCTTCTCATCCTGCAGCCAGCGCGGCAGGAACGGATCAAGGTAGCGCAGCAGAGATTCGTAGTAGTCGCGGATAAAAAGCTCGTGATCGAGCTTGAGCGACATGCGCAGATGAACGCGGTGCAGCTCGTCGTAGGCTTCCTGCCACTCGCCCAAGTTCTTGGCGTAGGCACGCACATCGGCCAGCGCCTGGTCGCGCTCCTGCTGCATCCTGATCATGCGCCGCAGCCACATGGCAGCCTCAGCGACCGCAGCGTTGCGCTCTGCTAGAAGCGTATCCTGGTCGGGCAGCGCCGCTCCCATGCGCCGCTCAGCCCTCTACCGCATCGGCTGGTTCTGGTTCGAGATCAGGGGCGGACTTCTTCTTGCGCTTCGGATAGTTGCGCCACGCCTTGCCGCGGCGGATGCCGGTCAGGTCATGCAGCTCGGCGCTGCTATAGGCGTAGCCCGTCTGCTCGCGCTGCTGGCGCTCGAGCCACTGGCAGTCCGATTCGCAAGGGCAACTGAAGCACTTGCCGATCAGCACGCCCTTGAGGAAGACGAGGTACTGGCCCCAGCCCGGTGAATCGAAGCGTGGGCGCTGCTGGACGGTGTAGACCCCGAGCATGAACGTGCGGGTCTCGACGATGTTCACGGCAACAGCGCCTGCGCCTGGTCGACGCTGCAGACGAAGCCACCGACACCGCCGAGCGCCTCGATCATGTGAATGAAAGCGCGCTGCTTCAACTCCCGATCACTCGGACTGGCCGGCCACTTCCATGACTGGCGCTTACACTCGATGGCGAATGGCCGAGCATCGCGCAGGAAGCCCCAGTAGTCGGTAATGGTGATTTCCTCCTCGGGTCTGCGGACCAGCTTGTAGAACCAGATGGGAACTGGCCGGCCATCCTTGTCATAGGGCAGCGCGCCGGAATTTTGCCGAACCGCAAGCAGCACGCGCGGGTGCGCGCGCAAGAGATCGCCAACGGCTGAAATCACGATCCCCTCGAGATCATCGCCTGGCTTTGCCGGTGCCCGAGGCGCGCGAGGCTTCGGCAGCGCCGCCATGTTCTCTTCCGGGAAGTCTGCGAGATAGCGAGCGCGCTGCGCTGGATCGGTGATCATCGCCAGCATGTGCGCGCGATTTCTCCGCTGCACGATGCCAGGATGCTCGCGAACAGGCCGTCTGAATCGTGTCGCCAATTCCTGCTACCCCATCGCTGTTTGCCCTAACGATCAGGGCAAATTTTTTTAGCCGGACACTTTCAATTGTTTTGCCAGCGCAAGGATCTCGGGCAGCGCACGCGCGAGTTCCGCAGCAGCAAAGGCTCTTTTTGCTTCCGGGTTCACTGCGAACTTCTCAATCAGGTAATAGATCGGCGTGCAATCGCCGGTCTTGATGATGTAGGCCTCAAGGTCGTCGCACGTAAGGTCGCGCGTGTCGTTCGGGTTGTCCGAGAGCTTGCGCGACAGTTCGGTTTCCGAAAGGTCCATATCGGCCGCGACGGTCTTCAGCGGCTTCGAATGCCCGAAGACTCTCTCTCGAACGCACGCTTTCAGGGACCGCCAGCGTTCGGCTAGGCCAGGCTCGAAGTTGAGGGTGTGCTGTACGGGCATGCGGAACCTATCGGACCAATTCCTTCCCGTACCTTCCGGTAGGGGTGCGAGACGATGTCGGCTTATGAGATTTCATCGACAACGCCTTAGGAAAAAGAAAAGCCCGGCGAAAGGGGAAGACGCCGGGCAAAAGCGCCCATCCGTATTGCGAGGAGGAGGAGGCCGGATGGGCGCAGGGGATCATGTGGGGTGCTAACGCGACTTGCGCTTCTGGGAGACTTCCTGGAGCTTGTAGAATTTGTAGAGCTTCTCGATTCGGCGGGCGCCGGGGTTCTCGATCTCCCGGTTGGCGAGTTTCTTCAGCCACTCCCAAGCCCTCTCCCCGATGCCGGAATCCCGAGCAACGGTTTTGTAGGTTTTCACGGCTGAGGCGCGGCTTATGACGTACTCGGTCATGTCCATTGCGGCGAAGTATGGGTAACACATTGCCCATTGTCAAGCACGCGGCTACGGGCCGAACGTGCAACCCATTACCCCATGCAGGTAATAGGGTGCTCGCCATGTCCAAAACAAACGGCAAACGTCGGGCCGGAGAGACGCTCGCTCACAACCTCGAAACGCTCATGCGGACGGATCGGAAATTATCGTCAGGTCCGAAAGTGGCGAAGGCAGCCGGGATAAGTCGCAAGTCTGTCAACAACATGGCAGAGAACCGCCATGATTCGAAGCTAAGTTCCATCGAGGCCGTTGGGAAGAGTTTCGGCCTCGAGGTGTATCAATTGCTTCTGCCTGGGCTCGACGAGAATCTGCTTGCGCTGTATCGCGCATATAGCGAAACTGACGAGCACGGAAAAAATCAGCTAAGGATGGCGGCAGAGATCGTCAACAAAACTCGTGAGCGCACAAGAAAATCCGGAACGAACGAATGACGAAGAGATCCTTCTTCGCGCGTTCCGTGCGTGCTGCCTCCGAGATCAAGAGCACGTCTTCTGGCTCTGCCTGGGGCTAGCTAAGCGCGAGCTCGGGGCCAAGCCGAAGGCCCAAGTATTCCTGCTGTCCGACCCAACCCGTAAGTTCTCCCGGTAGCGCTGGCACTCGCCGGCTTGTAGTGCTAATTACTCGGTATGGGTAACGCATTGCCTTGACAGGCTGGATTGTAGGGGGTAACTTGTTACCCATGCAGTCTTCCAACAAGGCGATGCCCTCCACGGCTACCGATGTAGTCGTCGCCATTTTCTGCGCCCTCGCGCTCGCGCTGATCCTGCAGGGCCTGCAGGGCCTGCTGGGCTGCAGCGCCAAGGCTGACGAGGAAATCACCGCCGCAGCCGAGCGCGCGGCCCACGACAAGAAGATCACCTTCACCTTGCCGGTCGAGTACACGGCGACGGTGACTCAGTGCAACACGAAGGATGGCTGTCGCACCAGGCTGTACTTCCCGAGTTCAAAAAGAGAGGCGCAACGATGAAATTCCTGAACGTATCGGCTGCGAAAACGCCGTGGGAACTGCTCGACGAGATCACCTATGCGAGCTACGCAAGCAGCCGGCTGCGCATGACCCCCGAGCACGCAGCGCGCCTGTACCCGAATGCGGCGCTGCTCGAGGCTCGCTACCAGCGTGAGACGCAGCCGGAGGCAGCATGAGCGGCACCCGCATCGACATCCTGCTCGCGGCCTACGACCGCGCGCTGCAGGACGAAAAGGCGCTGATCCCGACCTACCTGCATGCGGCGATCAGCATGTTCCGCGATGGCGTGAATCACGCCGCCGAAGCCGGCATCCGCGAGGACCAGCGCAAGCGCCTGGAGGGTCCGGACAGCGATCACGGCACGGTGGGCGACCGCGCGATGGAGTGCCGGAAGGCCGGCGCGCTGTGAAGGCACCGCAACAGCTTCCGCTGCCGACCCTGCCGCGGCCCGCGGCCGAAATCTTCTTCGAGAAGTGGCGCGCCATCTTCGGCACGAAGGTGCCGCAACCGAAAGGAATGAAATGCCCGAAGCGATAGTAGTACGAGATACCCAGTCCACGGCGGTTGCAGTAACGCCTATGGCGATGCTGCAACTCGCCGTGGAGAAAGGCGCGAGCGTCGAGCAGTTGAAGGAGCTCATG